ACTGATTTTTAACGACGTTCTTAATTTTTGCAGGTAAGTAGGCCACTCCACTGTCATTACGCCCATTTGTTTCCTTATAAAATTTATGGCCAGTCGGACGACACCTCATTATTATAATAAAAATATTAAAATATGTAAACATATTGAATGGACATAAATATCGTGGCAATAGATTTCTGCGCTCGTAACCAGGTTGTTTCGAGTGTCGTGTGCGCTATCACAGGAGCCATAGCTCTCTGGTCGAGCGTCAAAACTCACGATAAATACAAGGTGTTTTCGATGGTATCGTTCACTGCGAGCATACTGTTGTTTGGTTTCGCTTTGACCTCGTATATTCTTAGAAACAATTTAGCGTTCTGTTCCATCGTAATTTAATAATATTTACATCAAATAACGATGAACAACAATAATAATAATAATAATAATAATATTAATAATAATAATAATAATAATTTTGGTATTAATGCCAATACCAATTTCAAGAACGCGTCTGCAGGCGCGCAGATTATATTGTTTATATTTTGGTTCCAAACTTCTATAAAACTTTTCCACTGGTATACCGAGTCATACGCTAACCATAAGACGACGGACAAAGTATTGGGGAAACTCATGGACTTGACGGACAGTTTCGTGGAGAAATACATTGGGGCGTTCGGACGACCCGTTATGAGGAGCGCTTCGATTCCGGTTGCGAATATGACGAAGACTAAATATGTGAAGACTCTGAAAATCGCTCAGGAATACTTCAGCGGGTCCGCTACTAAAATAGTAAAAAATAACAGAGGTCTCCTCAACATCATTGACGAAATTCTTGGGGAAATTTCACAAGCACTTTATTTCGCGACTTTGAAGTAAAATCATAAAAATGGTTACATCGACGGCGTCATCAATTAGCGTATGGATTGCCTTGATTGTCTTGATAACCAAGGTAAACTATCTCAGTTCTCGGATTTTGTATCAAATCCCGTATCGACGAAACAGCTTCGAAGTATCGTTCGTCTCGAATCTTCAAAGCTTTATCACTACGGTCATAGTTCCCGACTGTGGGGTTCACGCGGACCCAAGAGATGTGATGCTCCGGGAACGCCAACAATAATTCGGTGCTCGCAAAATTCGTCCGGGCATTGTCACGGCCTGTGGCAAACTCTTCAGGCGTATCCATCGTTGTGTTTTCCATGGTTTTGGTGAATAGTTGTTTTAATTAAAAGGTGAGCGCACTTCATAAAAAACGATTATTTTATAATATTTTTGTCTCTGGGACAAATGACAAAAAAATGACATGTATATTATAGTGATGGCAGACTTTTTAAACTACGTCGTGATTGGTGGTGGCGTTGCTGGCTTGTATGCGAACACAAAGTTGGCAAAAAGGAAAAAAAATGGCCTGCTGTTAGAAAAAAACAGTGATGTCTTTGGACGGGCGAGAGAACATGATTTTCACGGGGCAAAGATCAAATGTGGTGCGGGAATTGCAGTTCCAGAAAATAAGTCTCTAGTAAAATTATTAAAAAAGTTTGGGATGAATACGAAAGTAAACTGGGGTCCCGCGATTGTAGACAAACGTTTACCACCGTTTGATATGAAGAAAGCCGTGAAACAGATCAAACACGTTTACAAGAAGATGACCAAGAAAGATTTATCAACTTTGACATCTCGTGATATCTTGTACAAATACTTCTCAAAAGAGTTCGCGGATGAGTTCATACATCATTCTGAGTTTCACGATTATCTTGATGGGTCGTTCGAATATCTTTTCAAATACTATGACATTGACGACCTCGACAATACTGCGTTCGGGAAAATATTTGTTGATTGGTCAATACTTGTCGAGAAGCTCAAACTCCCTAATATTCGCACAGACTATGAGGTAAAAAAAATAGAAAAAAAGGGAAAAATATTTATTATCAACGACGATATAAAGACGAAAGAAATTATCTTTGCATTAACAGTTTCAACGATTGACAATATAAAATATATAGGGTTCAAAATGCCTGTTATGTCCGATTACATAGGTTCTACTCCGTTTTGCAGGATGTACGCGTATTATGAAAAAGGATATTCGTTAAAAGATGATTATATTATGGTCGATGGTCCGATTGACAAGATGATAAAAATCAATAAGAATGTTCTTATGGCGAGTTATTCCGATGGAAATAATGCACTTTTTTGGAAAAAGGTAAAAGGTCTTCCTATGGCAGAACGCCGTAGAATTGTCAGAGATGAATTTTCAAAGATAGGTTACGATTTTGGCCTTCCAGATGATGTTTTTATCTCGTTTTTTCAGGATGGCGTTCATTATGTAAAACCTTACAAAGGTTCTTTTGATAAAATTATTGATAAGATATCAAAACCCGCAAAAAACGTACTGGTCGTAGGAGAAATGTTGAGTAAAAGAAACGGATATGTAGAAGGTGCGTTATTAAGTGTAGAACGTATTATACATAATCAAAATTAAACGACGACCATATTTTATAAAGTTTGTTGTTAATATTTTCAATATCAAATTCTATAACATAATCATAAAAAGATTTAGATATTTTAAAAACATCCTCTGTATGTCTTTTATATGACAACCAATTCGAAATAAAGTTTTTTGTTTTTTGATTATGTTGTTCACGAAGTTCATTACTCGCACATTGTGAACTTGGATATACTTTTCCAAAAACACACACGGGTTTTGAGGATGGTGCTTCAATTCCTGTTCTACCAAACATTGGATTTCCTTTACCAGTCAATCTAACAGAATGTTCTGGACAATTTTTCCCATAGTTAGGACTTAAAATACCACATTTCCCATAGTTAGGACTTAAAATACCACATTTCCCATAGTTAGGACTTAAAATACCGGTTCTTCCAAATTGAGGATTTAAATTTCCCTTTTTTAAGTTTGATTTTTTTTCTATCGGTCTTGGCATATTCTCTATAAAATCACTATTATCATATGCTCGTTTAATCTGAAACCAAGCATTTTGTTTTTCTGACCACGATTGTTCAGATTGTAATTTTGAATTTGCTACTTTGACTGACAAATTTTGATTTGATGCCAAGAAAATCAGCTGCGTCGCCCATCCACATAAATGATGTGATTTCTTTGGTCGTGTTATTATATATATTAACTGGTTGTGCGCGATAATGATTTATACCTGTCCCACTGCCATCACCACCCGGTGTTGAATTTAAACCAAGCTCAAATGAATTATATTTTTCAATAGTCTTTATTTCATATTTTTTTGCTTTTTCCCGAGTTAAACCCGATTTGATAATAATTTTGTTATATGAATTCCATCCGTGTGAACGAAGTCTTCTATATAGTTTTTGACTACTTTGATATGAAGTGTCTAAAGATTTTATTAGATGTTCTTTCATCCTACGTTCGAAATCATTTGTATAACCAATATACAAATATTTAAATATTGAAGGAACGATATCAATAATTATTTCATCGTTTTTGTATTTAATTTGTATATCCTTGTGAACAATTGCGTATAAAACACAAACATCCATTTATATATTAATCAACAATAGAAATATGAAATATTATTACATATTTAAGATACATATTGTCAATATGATTTACAAATAATTACAAGGAAATTCGTGAAGCCTTATAAAGGAACATTTGACAAACTTCTTGATAAGCTCTCGAAACCAACCAAGGGTGTGATAATAGTAGGAGAGATGCTGTCAAAGCGTATAGGTTATGTGGATGGTGCTTTGAGTTCCGTAGAACGTGTCATTAAATGAGTGTTATGCGATATTATTTTTTTTTAAATATATCACAAATATATAATGAACGGAAACGACAACTGGGATAATGTAGTAAAAGATTACAATAATCTTAGAAAAAATGGTCACGATAGTCAAGAAACAATTTCAATAATAAGACGTAAATATACTGACATAGGACCTGTTAATCAAAAAAGGTTGGAGGAACAATATGAGAAAACTAAGCCTGCTCCCAAGCCCGCGCCGAAACTTTCTCCTAATCCCCCACCGACTACAAACAATACAAATAGTATCAGCACGTTAGATTTGAATTTGTTAACAAAGGGGGGTGGTTCTTGGAATGTAGATGGTGTGAACATGAAGAAAAGTGTCGTGACATCATTTGATGGCAAGTGTGTCGTCAAGGCTGTATATGATAAAAACTCAGGGACGAGTGCGAACCCCGGTATTGGCGGGTTTAGTTTTTCCGCAGTTCCGGATGGTCTTAACAAAAATGCCATAACATTCGCTTGGGAAGTATTTTACCCCAAGGGATTTGATTTCGCCCGGGGCGGTAAACATTTTGGGACGTTTATAGGCCATGGAGTCGCGTCTGGATATCGACATTCTACGACGGGAAGTTCTAACAGAATAATGTGGCAACAGGATGGGGGCATCATAGACTATATTTACCCTCCGTCTGATTTGAAACAGAAGATCCCTGGTCTTGACCCCGAAGGGCATGGAATAGGATTTTTCCAAGACGACTTTAAAAAAGCGCTGAAATATGACGTTTGGAATCGTATAGAAATTGGAACGAAGATGAATAGTTTTAAAAATAATTTTCCTCAGTTAGATGGCGAATCATATGTGATAGTCAATGGGAAGAAAGAAGTCTTGAAAGGAATCAACTGGTCTCGGAGTCCTGATCTGATGATAAGTTCCTTCCAG